CAACTACAAAATCTATATTTTTATCATAATTTAAATAACAATAAAAACTACTTACAAATAATTGTTGTTCAAAACCAGTAAAATTATCCTTGATTTTATTTATTAATTTGTTATTATAAGCCTTTGTCAGTTTAGAGATTGGATTTTTCTCTATGAGTTCTACAATGTTCAGTTCTTGCATCTTATTATATACTTTATAATAGGATACTCTTTAAGTTACTATAACTGCTTATATAATTGGTAAGTAGTTTTTACAAAAGCACTATTATTGCTTATCCTAAATGTAAAGCAAGATTTTACCATTTATTTGCCTTTTTGACGCTAATCTTTGGTCCAGCGCCTCGTTTTTTAGCCTTATTAGGGTCATATGCTTCCTCCTCATCATCATCCTTAAGATTTTTAGACAATTCCCAAAATTCTTTTGAGCCTAATCTGAATTCACCATGACTATCAGCTTTATACCAAAACACTTGGTCATGTAATTTGTTTGATTTTGAGTTGTTATTAATGACTAGACACTCATAATTTTCAGTACATTGATCCATCACCTGACAAAAGCTCTCAAATGTTGGGAACATACCAGCATAATTTTCATAAATACGCCTTCTATTCGCAATGTAATTTTCTCGAAGAATAAAAACATAATCTATGTTGGTTCTCAGTGTGGGAGGAATGCCTAAAGGATATTGCATTGTGATGACTAACATGACCTTCCAATGACGCCCGTTCATGAAGAGTAAACGCATCATTTTATCGCGAGTCCATGTAGCATCATATAAGCAATCATCCAAAATCACGAATGCTCGAGGATCAATAGTACTGCGTTTATATGTTTCCATTTCCTTTTTAATTTGCTTCAAAACGGTGCGTTGTCTTTTTAAAATATTTTCAATAATAGCCGTATTATATTCATTATGGACGAATAATTTTGGTACCATATTAGCATAAAACCCGTTACCTTCTTCTGTTCCGGAAATAACAGTTCCAATTGGAATTTCTTGTTGATAATAAAGTAAATCTCTTACCAAGAATGACTTACCAGTATCTCTCTTTCCAATTAAAACTACAACCGGTCCTTTATTTTCATTCGGTTTAAAGCTTATACTTTTCATGTCAAATTTCCTTAGTTCTAAAGTCATTACTATTTAAAATATAAATTATTTTTTAAAGATTTTTACGCAATGAAGCTAAACGTTAAGTATATTAGCATTTATAATAAGTTAAAAATACATATAATTTATATATTAATTAGCTAAAGAATGATAAACGTCAATTATCAAAAAAGGAAAAACCTTGAACTTTTTAAATGTTTAGAGAAATCGGAAACACTTTTTCTCTCAAATGCGCAAAACTATATACCTATTTATAATAAATTTTTCACCTTAAATGATAGTAATTATAATAGTATTAATTTAAATAACAAATGGTACATTTCAAATGTTAACGATGGAGGTGAAGATGATTTTAATTTATTTAATTGTAGGCTAAAAAATGTACAAAATAACAAAGTAAAAGATAAAGATGTCTTTTTTAAGATGGCACCTTTATTAGATCCATTTAAATATTTAATTGGAAAATATAATATAAATGATGAAAAATTATTTGCCTTACCAAAAATCAATTCAACCGAATTAGATTGCCATTCAAAATTTATCGATCAAAATAATTCAGCATATGTTGATGGTATGTTTGTATACTTATCGAGCAATTTAAATTATACACATAGTTTTACACATGGAGTTGATTATTACGGCTCATTTTTAGGTATTAAAAATAACTTTATTTTAAATGTTTTTGACGATATTGATTATTTAAATGGTTCTGAATACTTTAATAAAAATAAAAATGTATTATTTAAAATTGATGATTATGATCATTTATTTCAAGATGAAAACCCAAAACTAAAACCTATTACAATTCAGCATAACTCAAGTGCCAAATCACAAATATCAATTAAATCTTTTGATAATGAAATGTTTGAAGATGTATTTGATGAAAATATTGTAAATATGTCTGACTTATCTTCTGACTTATCATCTGTTTTACTGTCTGATTTAGTTGATTTAACAAATACTAATCTTTTGGAACAAAAAGAAACAGAACAAAATGTTACATTAAAATCCAACTCAACTTGTTCATCCCGTTCATCATATACTGATAATGAAGAACAAGAAGAAGATTGTGATGATTGCGGAGAAATTGAAAACTTAGATAGTGACAAACCTGAAAATGATGATGATAAAGATGATGAATCTGGGGATGATGATGATTCTTTTGATGAAGAGAGAATAGATGTAACTATTCCAAAATTTCCAGTTCAAGTTATCGGAATGGAATTTTGCGAAAATACATTTGATGACTTAATTTTAACTAGTGACTTATCAAAAGATGAATGGTATTCAGCATTCATGCAGATTATTATGATTTTAATTACATATCAAAAAGCATTTAACTTTACACACAATGATTTACACACAAATAATGTTATGTATAACCAGACTGATAAAAAGTTTATTTATTATTGTTATAAAAAGAAACACTATAAGGTACCTACATTTGGTCGTATATTTAAAATTATTGATTTTGGAAGAAGTATATATAAATTTAACGGTAAACTTTTCTGTAGTGATAGTTTTCAAGTAGGCGGTGATGCTGCTACCCAATATAATACCGAACCCTACTTAAATGAGAAGAAACCAAGATTAGAACCAAATTATAGTTTTGATTTATGTCGTCTTGCTTGTTCGATATTTGATTATGTAGTTGAGGATTTTGATGAGGTTAAAGATTTAAGTAAATGTACTGATCCTATTAAAAGTTTAATAGTTGAATGGTGTTTAGATGATAAGGGAGTAAATATGTTGTATAAAGGAAATGGAGTAGATAGATATCCTGACTTTAAACTATATAAAATGATAGCAAGATGTGTTCATAATCATACACCTCAAGCACAATTAGAGAGACCAGAATTTAACGCATATTCTAGTTTTAAAGGGGAAGTACCTGCAGATGTAATTGATATCGATAAAATTCCATCTTACATTTAATAATTTAGCAAGAAGATTATTATTTTTGCCGCGAGTTCATAATACAATTATATTTATATATATTATGAACAATTTTGGGTTTATTATTACAAGACATGTAAATTCTGAAAATACTAATAGATATTGGAATCATTCTGTAAAATTATTAAGATTTTTTTATCCAACTAAAAAAATTGTTATAATTGATGATAATAGTAATACTAATTTTTTGAAAGCAGATTATGAATATAGTAATGTAGAAATAATACAATCAGAATTTCCAGGTCGAGGTGAACTTTTACCATATTATTACTTTATTAAAAATAAATTTTTTGAAAATGCAATAATATTACATGATAGCGTATTTTTTCATAAAAGAATTAATTTTGAAGTTTTAAACGGCACAAATGTGTTGCCATTATGGTATTTTGATTATAATGAAAATGAATCAAACTCAATAAGACTTATAGAAAATTTAAAAAATAAAGTTTATATTGAAGATAAATTGAAATATAATGCTATTAATGCGTTCGGTTTTATTTCTGATAAAAGATGGTTTGGATGTTTTGGTTGCCAATCATATATAAATCATAATTTTCTTTTACACATAGAAAATAAATATAATATATCATCATTAACACAAGTTGTACGAAACAGATCTGATAGATGTTGTTTAGAGAGAATTATGGGTTGTATATTTTGTACAGAATATCCTAGAACAAATACATCAAAATCACTATTTGGTGATATAATGAAATATCCTTTGACATCAATATACACTTATGAAATGTATAAGACTGACTTAAAAAAAGGCACTATTCCAAGAAGTGTTATAAAGGTTTGGACAGGCCGCTGATACTACATGATGAAGGGGAAATCTTGAAATACTGAAAAAGATCGCCTAAAAAGTTCCCTTCATATGTAGTACCGATGAATGAAATTTTTCGAGTAAAGTTTTTCTCAGTTTTCATTTTTGGACATTTATTTTGTCCAATTTTCAAAACCTTGGATATTTTATGTCAAAAATATAATTGTGAGACCATAATTGAAAATTAGCGTCTGAGTACCAAAAAAATAATTTTCATTTTGTTATGATAATTTTTTTTATAAAAGCTTAAAAAAATAGTCTGTTTCTATTTTATGGAAACTTTAGGAAACAAATTAAGGGCAAAAAAGGGCAAAAAAGGGCAATTTGATTTTTACTGCGAAAAGTGTGACTTTAATTGCTCTAAAAAATATAGTTGGTCAAGACATTTATTAACACCTAAACAT